CAGGCAGGTCCGCAGGAGACAACGTGCCCTCTTATGGGGCAGACACTAGGGATCAGCTTGACGAGATTCTTCGGGGGCAGGGCATTGACCCGGCCACTGTTGAAATCTACGAGACGGGCGAAGAAGCGGGTACGAAGTTTTTCTCTGTTCCTAAAGGAACCTCTGAAGAGGACGTGCTCGAGGTCGGAAAAATCCGGGCAGAGGGGGCTCCTCAAGGCGTCACTGAAGAAGAGGCGGAGACCGCCCCCGCCGAAAGACTGTCCGCATCAGACGTTAGGGGTGATTTTTCTTTCGATAATCCTCCCCCTGTTTTTAGTCCTAAAAAGATGGCTTTGTTTTTGGATCAAAACCCCTACATCGCACAAGACCCAGAACGTCTACGCGCCTTTATTGACGATGCAAACTATGGCGACAGGAGGGCTGCCGCCCAGGCTTTTGTGGATACCATTCGGGCTAAGGAAGAGATGGTATCTTTAGCAAAAAAATCAGAGAACCTGTCTGCGGACGAAGCGCTACGACTCAACGAGTTACGCCTAGTGTTTGGCAAGCCGCGTTCGTTTACCGATCGGACTCTTGCGGCTGCACTCGGGGCTGCCACCTCCCCGCTCAGACCGGGCGATAGTCCCGGCCAAGGTGCCGTCCGTGGATTTTTAGGTTCGGACCCTCAAGCAGTGGTGGCAAAATCGGTTGGGGCTACCAGAAAGGGCGAGGCCGGAGAAGACTTTGGCGCATTGCTAGAAGCAGAATTCGCATCCAGATGAGGTGACTCTTGCCACTTAACGGTAAGCAGATTCAAGGGATTATTCGCACTCACACGTCTAAGTCCCGCAATGAGCGGCGAGACTGGGACAAGTGGCGCTCATGGTACATGTCAGAGTATTGGAACCGGGACGAGCAGCAGCCCACAGGTTCGATGTCTATTGACGGTGTTCTGTCTGAGGATGTCAACTTTGAGACCAACTACCCGTATGCTTTTATCGACACGATGATCGCTAACGTGTGCCCCCAGAATCCGCAGGTCACCGTGCTGGCCCGGAGGGACGGGCTCAAGCCCGCAGCTAGGTTTCGGGAAGCGCTGATCAACGACACCTTTAGGCGTAACGACCTGCACGCGCTCCTTTGGAAGACCTCTACCAGCAGCGCCATCTGCGGCAGGGGAATGATGAAGGCGGTGTGGAACTTTCGCAAGAATGCGGTGGAGCTATTCAGTGTAGATCCCCGCTACATCTTCTTTGACATGTCAGCGGCAAAGTTCTCGGACATCCGCTATCTCATTGAAGTCACCGTCCTGACCGAGGCGGAGTTTAAGACGCGCACCAAGAAGCAGGGTCGCAAAGGGGCGCTCTACAACAACAAGGTGGCGGACAAGGCAGTGTTCGGGGGCTTTCCGACCTTTCTCAAAGACTCGGCTCGAGACAAGACCTACGTCAACGAGGCGTCTCGCGACGTGTACAAGTGGGTCACGGTGTACGAGGTGTACGACTTTGAGGGAGAAGGCAAATACTACCACTTCCTAGACCAAGTGGAAGAGCCTTTGTTTGAGGGCGAGTTGCCGTATCGGTACATCCGAAACCCGTTTGTGTTCTTGGCTTTCAATGACAACATGACCGACCTTGGTGGCTTGTCTGATGTGAAGTTGGTCCAGTCCCTTCAGGAACGGCTTAACGAGATCGACACTCTTGAGCTTTGGCACGCGCATACATCGACCCCTGTGATGATGGTGAACACAGCGCTGGCCGACAACCCCGAGGACATCTTGTCGGCGCTACAGGATGCGAACCAGCCTGGGTCGATGATTCAGATCCAAGGCAAGGCCAACGCGCCTCTAAGGGACATCATTGGATCGACTCCGGTTCCTCAGTTTTCTCCATCGTTCCAAGAGATGCGGGCACGATGCAACAATGTGATCGAGTTTATTCTGGGCATTCCGCAGTATTCGCGAGGAGTCGTTGGGGTGGCGGACGTAGCGACCGAGGTTGCCCTCGCGGATACTGCAACCCGGACCCGGAATGGACGGCGCATCAAGCAGGTCGAAGACGCGATCACCTCTCTATCCGAGCGGGTCATTGGGTTGTACGAAGAGTACCTTGACCCTGACTCTAAGTTACCGATTCGGCTGACCGACAGCCAAGAGGTGCTAGAGGTTTCCCGTGAAACACTTCGCCTGCGGCCACAGAGAGACCCAGCCGAGGAGCCGTTGGACTTTGACTATGATGCGCTGCCGTATTCTCCGACCGAGAATCACAAGCTCATTCAGCTTCAGAAGTTCCAGCAATACTTCCCAATCCTTATGCAGGCTCCGAATGTGGACAAGGACAAGCTCATCGTCAAGCTGCTTGACCTGCTCCAGATGCGTGATGTGCTGACAGAGGGGCCTCCACCGACTCCCGCCCCGATGCCGGGGATGGCGCCACCTATGGCGCCCGGACTCCCGCCGGAAGCGGCGCAGCCTCCGGGCATGGGTGGTCCCGTTGAAGGCGTGAACATTGGGGCCGGAGACCTTCCACCAGGAACAGAACCCCCGCAGATGCCGTTGCCCGCAGGTGGCCCCGGCGTGCCGACAGTTTAGGATTGACTATGAGAGTTCCTACTAAGTTTATTCTCGCAATGATTGGGTCAATGCTTCGGCATGGAATGTCTCTGCTGGACAGGCGTAAGAAGAAAAAGGAAGAAAAATGAAGGGCATGGCACATAAGGCGGCGTCAAAGGCACTGGCGATGGAGGGCTTGACCGACCGGCAAAAGAAGGCTCTTAGGGACCACTCTGAGCATCATGGCGACAAGCACATGAAGATGATGATTCGCGAGATGAAAGCGGGGTCCACGTTTGGCGAGGCGCACAAAAAAGCAATGGCCGAAGTCGGTGAATAACTAGGAGGGGCGATGCCCACTAAAAGCTATGCGAAGAAAGCAATCTCTTCCAAGATCAGCAAGCTCCGCAAAGAGGGCAAGAAGCCTAAGCAAGCGGTGGCTATTGCCATGAACATGAAGAAGAAGGGCAAGCTCGGACCCAAGGGTGGTTACAAAAAGGGGGACTGATGCCGTTTTATGACTTTAAGTGTCCCAGTGGCTGTGGGTACTTTGGGGACATCTATGTACCACTATCCGAGCATGGAACAACAACGTGCTCTGAGTGTGGAGATGTACTTGAGACCGTGATTAGCGAGGTGGCCCTGATTGGGCCGATGCCTTCTAAGCCTCTGGTAATGAAGCAACTAGGCCGCACATTTGAATCTGGCTCCGAATGGCGGCAGTATCAGAGGGAGAATCCCGACTGCGCTATGGTGTCCGCAGACTCGTCTGCTTGGAGGGAGCACAAGGAAGCTGTTCGGGACAAAGCGGAGGCGCGGGCTAGGCGCGAGGGCTACCGAGACTTCGACGATAAGAAGCAGCGTCGAAAAGAAGAGAAGATCAAGCGCTCTGGAAAACTTGACAAGAAAATTTTTATTCACTAAAGACCCTACAGAGAGGTACTTATTATGCCTATGATGACCGAACTTCTTGAAAAAATCCAAGAAAGCCCCCCTCAAGACGAGCAAGCCCTTCGGGAGTTGCTGGATGAGACTGGGTACGACTTGGTGATGAAGCAGCCTGGTGGCGAAGAAGAGATGGCAGAAGAGGCGGACGAGTACGCCGAGGACAAGGGGCCAGAGGAAGAGGCCGGTCCAGAGGAAGAGGCAGAGGAAGAAGAAGCGGGCGAAGAGGCGCTGGAGGGCGGTGAAGACAAGGCTATGGAGTTCTTGTCGAAGATCATGCCTCCGGGCATCTCGCCCACTCCGACGCCTGGGGAGAATCCTCGCGTCAAGGTACGGCGCATGACAGTGATTGCTGCAAACAAAGCCATGAAGGGCAAGAAAAAAGGGAGGTAGTCTATGAGTGAAGAATCCGAGGCAGGGGCGGTAGCTCCAGCAACTGAAGCGGTTGAGGCCGCACCTGAAGCAGTGTCCGCAGAATCGGCTCCGGCTGAATCGGCGGATACCGGGGTGGCCGAAGACTCGTCGGACCTCTCCCTTTCCGATGCTCCAGATGAAAGTGAAGCGGCCCCTGCCTCTTTTCCCTCTGCGGACGAGTTTGGCTGGGACGACTGGGACGGCACGCATGACGCGCTGCCTGAGCCTGTGCGTGGCTGGGGTAGCCGCCTTAGCGATCACTACTCCTCTGCGGCAGACAAGAAGATTGCAGAGCAGAAAGAGTCTGCTGAATACACTCAGAGGCTTTACGATGCTTTGATGTCGGGCGATGAAGATCCCCGCATCGCAGAATACTCAACCAAGATTGCTGATTGGGAAACCAAGTTCGGTGAACTCGACGACAAGCACTCCACAATGTCTACGGAGTACGAAGAGTTTAAGGCCAGCGTAAACGCGGCTATCGAACAAGAGGCGGAGGAATATGCCGCCTCGTTCAGAGAAAGTAACTCTGATCTGTTTTCTGATGAAGCACTTGCTGGAACATTTGCAGACCTGCTCGAAGAGGGCTGGGATCTTGAGACAGCGGCAGAAGCCTCGCGCCTTCCGTCGTCTGCTCTTGAGGTCGCAAAGAAGGCGAAGGCCGATGGGGTGCCTGATTCCTATGCGATTAAAATCGCATCGGGGACCAAGCGATCTACTCCTAAGCCTCGTCCGGGCGCCAAGCTAACATCGGGGGCTACAACCCCAAGTCGCTCACCAGAGCAGACGACGGTGGAAAGCACGGGCGCAATGTCTTTGAAAGACTGGAGAACTCATGTCGCGCGTAAAGCACTAGGCCAAAACAACCGTAGGAGGTAAAAATGGCTATTTCCCCTGATGTATTGGCGACCGCGCTCAATGAGTTGATGCCGTCATACAGTGAGATGTTTGTTAAGTTTCATCCCTTGATGGAAAAGGTGATGACTAATGGCAACATGGACCGCGCTGCGCTGAAAGGCCCGAAGCGTGAGTTCGCAGTTGTCACTGATGGACCCGGAACCGTGACGCAAGTTACGACAGGTACCGAGGTCATTGCCGGAGGTCGCGCTCAGAACGCACACCGAGGCAATGTCGTTGCTCCTCGTCTGATCTATGCGTTCGACGTTCCTGGCAAAGATTTGGCCGAAGCAAACGGCGAGATGGACCTCGCTCGGATTCTTCAGCACTACCCGGAGTTGGCCCTGTCTGACTTCCACGAGCGGATCGCAAAGCAGCTTGGTACCGGCAATGGCTCGGGCGTCGGCGGTTTCGTGACCCTCAACGGAAACACAGACTTTACGCCTGACGGCACTGCCCGTGACGGCATCCTTCAGCAGTCCAAGACTTCCACAAACACCGTTCACGGTCTGGTTTGTGAGAGCGGAACGAACGGCATTTCGGGCTGGCAGAACCAGTACGAAGACATCACTTCGTTCGCAGTCAATGGTCGCAGCCAGATGCGTAAGGCGTACTTCGCCGCTTCGCGTCAGGGCAAGACCTCTGGTCCTGTTGACCTGATGATTGGTGATGAGGCTTCTTACCTCAACTACATCGAGGACTTGGACGACCAAGTTCGCGTGGTCAAGGTTGAAGGCGACAAGGCTCCTGCACTGGTTCGCCAGGGCGTGAAGTTCCTCGACGCTGACTTCTACCTCGATGATGCTATCGACACCTCCAGCGCTCTGTTCTCATCCGCTGCGCAGGACGGAATCATCTACGGTCTGAAGACTCCGACTTGGCACCTGTTCACTATGGGTCACGATGCTTCTCGCGAAACGAAGGGCGACTTCGCTCTCCGTGGACCGTTCCGTATCCCCGATCAGGACATTTACCGTTATGAGCTTGTGCTTATGATGGGACTCCACACTACGCAGCTTCGTTCCAACTTCGTCGTCACAGGCGGCGGCACGCCTTAGGAGGCTATCATGGGTTTCACAGCAGCAGGTATTTCGCATACCACAGTCACCACTACACAGCAGGCTCCTTTGGGCTTCATTCTTACCGTCCCAGACGGTGACAATGGGGCACAGGAGTGGGTCTACATCTACAACGATGACACCGTTGCATTGCGCGGAGCCGATACGGGCACCCCGAAATTCGACGTGGCACAGTTGGACGATGATTATGCGCTGTTTCACTGCGTCCGGGGCAAGACCGCCTCGGCAGTTGCGGGTCGAGTCGCTGGCGTTGCCCAGCACGAGATCGCGGCGGGCTCTTATGGGTTTGTTCTCCGCAAAGGCAAAGGCAAGGTTACCACCACTGCCGGTGCCGTTGTTGCGGGCACTACGCTGAAGATCTCTAGTTCAGGCGATGTCTTGGATTTTGGCTCTGACGCAGCCTCGGTCATTGGCATGGCTCTGGCCGCGAATAGCAGCGCAGTTGCAAACATTGATGCTTACATCAACTGCAACGTCGGCTAGTAGATGAATCTCAAAGAGATTCGTACCGCGATGTTCGCCCAGGCGGACTGGGCTCCAACCCAGTCCCCTGAGGCGATCACTCGCGTGAACGGCTTTATCAACCGGGCCTACAACCAGTTGGCCTTGGAAGCGCCGTTCCTTTTCTTTGAGTCTAAAGTTCATCTTGCCACCGAAAAGGACGTGAAGTCGCTCGGTGGTATTCCCGCCTCTTCTGTATACGATCGTATTGAGTTGGCAGGAACCAACACCCTTCCGCTTTCTCCTACGGGGCGCGACCCGTGGACTTGGAAGGTGACGTTTACTCATTCGCAGGCAACGTCAGCCCCCACGAAGTTTAACGTGTGGAAGTACGACCGCTCATGGGACGGTCGTATGATTGAGATCACGACCCATGATGGCACGCTTATTCGCAACCAGATCCGTTCGGTCTGGAACAAAGCGGGCACCTACCACTTCACGCTGGTTCGTCCGTGGGACACCGATACATTCGGTGACGGGACAGCCAACGATGATGATGGAATCCCTGGATTTAAGTATCGGGTGTTCACCGAGGCTTACAACCTTCCAGACGACCTTATCGAACTCAAGTCGGCACGACTCCGCGACGAAACAAACAACTACCCCCTAGATGTGTTTGGTCAGCAAGAAGCCGAGGAGCATCAGCTAGACGGGCCTGATAGCCAAGTGGCTGCGGGCATCCCTCGAGTCATCTTTAGGCGGGGCCACCAGCGCCTACAAGGCCCATCCGTTCCCCCAGTGGCAAAGGCGGATATAAACGCGGACGGAGAGGTTCAGACGGTTTGGCGAGGCCCAGAACCACCAGGTTCGTTTCAGTACAAGGTGACGTACACTTGGGGCAAGAGGGACGTAGAGTTCCAACTCCCCGGCATGGGCCACTGGGAGGGCTTTGCCCAGCCCTTGAACATTTTGAACACCACCACGTTTCCGTCTAATCCGGTAAGCAGCACGGTCACAGGCGGCGACTCGTCATCTCGCAACAGGGTACGCACCCCGCGATTTGAGTCTCCGGCCTCCCCCGAGTCTGAGGTGGCTGACACCACAGAGTTTATGGCGGCTATCAAGCTGTCACTTCCCAACATTACCTACGCCTTGGGGTACCTAACTCAAGTTGTTTTTGGTGGGTCTACCTACACGCGGCAGTCGCTGAATCAGAGCGGCATGTATATTCGGATTTACCGCAAGCGGATCAGGACGGACCTACGAGACTATGGGGCGTTGCTACAACAAAGCACAGGGCTAGGTACTTCGCAGTTGGACTCTGCGGACGACTACTACCTTTTGGCAGAGTTTCGGGCGGACAAAGACAACGGTGGCGTGTTCTACGACAACGGTGAGTTTCTTCCTGACTACAACCGCAGGCTCCGCGACATCAACGGGTATCAGACGATGGCGTTCTACCCCAAGCCGGACAAGCGGTACCTTACGGAGATCCGTGGCGTTATCCGGCCCAAGGAGCTTGTCGATGACTCGGACGCTCCTGAGGTTCACGCAGAGGCCATAAACGTCCTTCTCGAGCGGGCTATGGTCTACCTTTACGAGAACATGGGCAACCCGGCCATGTCTCAACTGAGCAACCAGAAGTACCAAGAAGCCCTGCTTACGCTGTCGAAAAGATACGGTGACCTTAGACCTCCCGCTACTCCCGTGTTACGCCGGATGACGAGGGCATCGTCCTCGTATCGTTCAACAAACAGTTACCGGAAATGGTACACGACTAGCAGTTAGGGAGAACTTATGCCGGACGAAATGATTTGCGGCGCAGTCTATGAGTTTACGGACAAAATGAAGCGCACGCTTCAGGGTACCTTGATCTCAAAGGTCACCGATGTTGATGACAACACGGTGGGAACCATCATCTTTTCAGGCTACGCGCCGGAGCACATCGACCAGTCTTCGACACGGTGGGGCCAGTTGCGTCTTATTGGGCGCCCCGCGTCACCCAAGGTAGGTCGTCCAAAGAAGAAGGACTAGGCTATGGCGGACAAGCGCGGCACATCCGCTATGGGGCCATACCTCCTTCGGGTACAGGCAGGGAAGATGTTCCTGCCCAACGATCTCGCTCATGAGGTCAAGAACATGTACCCGATGGAGGAAGGCACTATCCGCTCCGTCTGGGGCCCAGCCACCTATGTTCCCATCAAAGAGGCGGTGCCCAGCGCCACGACCCCCTCGACATTCGGGACACCAGGGATGCGCCCCCTGTCCGCCGTGCCTGGGGGAGGGATTCAGGAGATCCAATCTGAGTCACCCTCTTACCCCGTGTATGGCAAGACGCAGCATGGCATCTTCCACGTCAACCTACAGAACAATACCCGCAGCGTCCTACTCTTACACACAGGGGCGGAGTTGTGGGAGTTCCGGGGCTGGAAGCGAAACTGGCGCCAGTTGTTGAGCAACCCGGCGGGAGCCCACGGGCTGCAAGACGACCTAATCAATGACAACAAGGCGCGGTTTCCTACACAGTTTGAGTCTACCGGCAACGGGGTTGTGATTGTGCCTCAAGAAGGAAGGGCCTACTTCTACGATGGGCATACCATTGCTCCGCTTGGATTCTCCGAGGTTCCTGACACCCCGATCGCAATGGGGCCGGGAGACTCTGCGGTTGGAACCGGAACCCTAGACGACGTGACTGGAGCGAATGACACCGATTACGCTCATTCCGGCCTTTGGTGTCAACTCGCATCACAGGGGGTCGCGGGCATGACCCAAGGCTTTGGCTACTGCCGGATTGGCACGGCCAGCGACTTTACGGGGGTTGAGGCTAGCGGTTCATTTGGGTGGCTCGACTCGGGAGAGTGGCGCTGCAAGGTTCAGTTTATTGATAAGTTTGGCAACTTGTCCGCCCCGTCAAGCGCGAGTGAGCCCGTATCGTTTACACGTCAGCCCGCCACGGTAGACCTGCTGGCCAGCATCCCAGGGGCGCCGTCGCCCCGCACCGACATTAATATCAGTGTAGACGCAATTAGACTTCAGGTTGCGTGGGCGGGGGTTCCGACCGGCCCAGACCACTGCGTTGGCCGAATACTCTACCGCACCAAAGACTTGGTAAACTCGGGGGACATTAAGTTCTACGAGCTTCCGCTCAACTCGGCTGCGGTATCTACCGGCTTTGCAACGCTTCCCGACAACGTGACGACGATCTACCCGGACAACATCCCCGATAGTTTTCTCGCCCTACCTATAGAAGAGTATGTGCCGGTCCCACAGTTTAAGTTGTGCCGAGTTGCTTTTGGTCGCCTTTGGGTCGGGAACATAACGGGCGCGGCGGGCATGATTCGTCCCTCAATGCCGGGGCAGTGGGGCACCTTCAAGAAGGGCGCCGAGCTTTACCCAGACCCCTCTGGTGGGGAGATCACGGGCATGTGGCGCTGCGACAGGGGCCTCTTAGTCTTTACAGAACGGAGCGCCTTCCTTGTTCAAGTGTCCGACGACGGGGCCAGGTTTCGGCCCGCGCCCCTATCCGAGGAAGTTGGATGCGTGGCCCCCAACTCGCTCCAGACGCTTTCGACGGGCACTGTAATGTGGCTGTCAACAGATGGCTTCTACTCTTTCGACGGGTCCACGATCTCGTTTATGTCTCCCCAACTAAAGAAGTTCTTTCGGCGCGTGACAAAGAGTCGCTATGCCCAAGCGTGCTCGGCTTATGACCCCAAGACCAACGAATACCGCTGCTGGGTTTCCACTGACGGGTCTGTGGAGAACGACACCTGCTTTATCTTTGATGGTAGCGGGTGGCGGACTAGGACGGACACGCAGGCTCGCGATGCTTGCACGACTCGAGACCACCGCAACTACATGCTCGTGGCGGGCAAGGTGACAGGAGACTCCAACCACG